TGGTGATGGTGGCTCTGGTGGTGGCGGAGGTGGAGCTGGAGGAATTCTCTGGCAACCACAATGGTTTCCAGTACCAGGAGATTACACAGTAAAAGTTGGTGCTGGCGGAGAAGCAGGATATCCTGGCAGTTACTTTACTAGTGGATATTATTATACTGGACAAGGAGACGGAACTTTTTTCCATGGTCGTAGAGGAGGAGATAGTTATGTTAGAAAAACTAATGATTCACAACTAACATTTCTTGCCATAGGTGGCGGTGGTGGAATGGAATCATTCTATACAAATAACGAGCAAAGAAGTAAAACAGCTCAAAACTATTGGGGACAACCAGATGGTCATGAAGAGAAGAATGGTGGATGTGGTGGTGGATCAGGAGATCATTATAGTGGTGTACAATCATGGGTAACTCACAACCTTGGTGGTAGAACTATTCAAGGAAATTTTGGTGGTTATGGTTATGGAAACTCAGGTGGTTCCAGATATGCATATGGTCCTGGACCTCATAACGGACCTTTCAACAGAAAAGATAATGGAGATTATCCACAAGGAAATGGTGGTGGAGATGGAGGAAGAGTTCCATCAAATTATGGAATGAATGGTCACGGACAAGACTCTGGTCACAACCAACCACATGAAGGTGCTGGTGGTGGTGGATGTGGAGGATATGAATTAGGTCGTAATGGTAGTAATACTGATTATGGACAAGTTAACTGGCCAGCAACAGTAAAGGGTTGGAGTCAAACTGCACCTGGTGCTGGCGGTCCTGGTAGATATTTTCCTGGTTTTGAGTACTGGGGAACTAATCAAACTAATGGAACTTCTGGAGACAAAGGTTGGTTTGCAGGTGGTGGAGATGGTGGTCAATACTACTATACTACCAATGGTGTACTAGGACCTAACAATAAAGGTGGTGGCGGTGGTCAAGGATCACATTTTGAACCTAGTTACAACCAAGCTGCTAGTAGTGGTCTTGCTAACACTGGCGGAGGTGGAGGCGGTGGTTCCTCTAATAACAATGGTGGAGGAAACCAAGGCGGTAATAGACCTGGTAATGGCGGTTCTGGTATTGTTATTATCAGATATAAAACTTAATTACCACGCCCAACAAACAAAAGTATCTCTTACTCCACTAAGTATTGGATCTACTCTATGTTGATATAAAAAATTAGAGGGGAAGCATAACACTTCCCCTTTTTTTAATTTAATAGAATAATCTTTCCAAAATACTAATTCTCCTCCTTCATAATTATCATTAAGTGCTCCAACAAAAGAGAGTGCTGGAATGCCAGGATTAGTTCCATCAAACAAACTTTTTATATGATCAAAGTGCATATCCATTTTTTGATCAACGTGATAACGATTAAATCTAATTTCAGAAAGTGAAAATATAAATTCAGATGTATTTTTGCATGATTTATCTGAGTGCATCTGTTGATATTTTTTAGCAGTCTGCAAAACAAAAGAATTTAAAATTGAATCAAGAGGTTTTGAATAAGTTACATCTGGTTCTTTAGATGTTTCTTCTTTTTCAGATAATTTACCAGTTATAGATCCCCATTGATGTTTTTCCCAATGGTTAGATTCTAGTTCTTCTAGAATATGATCACATATTAAATCAGGTATAGATTTTTCTATAAAGATAAAATCACTGAGATTGCTGTGCTGCTTCATTGAAAAGGTCATTGAGATTTAATTTATTTACAAAATCATACCACCCAGTAGCGATATATTTTGTTTGAGTCTCACTCATGACTCCATGATGTGTGTGAGTCCAATATGCTGGCCAGATAACTAACCTTCCTTCAACAGCATCAGTTGTAATATCCCAGTTAGTAAAATGAGTTCCACCATTATCAGTTACTGTATTTAAGTAAAACATCCATGCTAAAATTCTAACAGAAGGACCGTCCATATTTTCGCAATGTGGATTATGATATCCTTGACCTGGTTTATATTTTTGTAAGTTATATAATTCAGATAACTCCCAAGTAGCTACGTTGTCAATCTCTTTATATTTTTCTCTATACTTTCCAATATACGTAAGAAGAGTAGAGGCAATAATTTTATCTGGTTCTGTCCAGTTATGAAAATTCATCCAAACATCAGTAGAGTCTTTGTAGTCTTTGTCTACCTTAATATCATGATGATCTCTTCCATATATTTGACCCTGATGTTTTAGATCATCTGGACACTCTTCAAAATAGTTTATTATCTCCTTACACAACTCTGGAGAAAGAGCATTGTCATAGACTTCAATAAAATTCATTTCAAGTTAAAGGAAATAATTGTTCTTCTTTTGTCACTCATGTTTGATGAAGCTTCATGCTGTATCATAGCAGGAAAGATAACAAGATCTCCTTCCTTAATTTTGGGAACATGAGAATTATATTGTCCCAAAGTACCTTTCTCCCAAGAAAGATGTGGTGAGTAAAAAGTAGTTGGAGAGTGTTCACTATCGTCAAATTCAACATATAAGATTGCACTCCAACCTTCTAATCCATGATTATGAACAGAAAAATTATTATATTTTTCGTAGGTTTGAAACCAAATAGAAGTTAGATTCCAACTGTCATTTGTTGATTTACAGAACTCTAATATTTTATCATTTAAACATTCCAAAACAGTTTTAGCATACTCTGGTGGGTTTTCTAAATTATCAAAGTAATCAGTGTAGTGATTCTTATCACCATGACCACTACTTTTTGATTTTTCTAGTTTGTATTTTTTAAAATCTGGAAGACTATTTAAGATAACTTCTTTTTTTGTTTCCCAATTAGGAATACTGTATGTGTAAAATGGTATTCCAAATTTAATGTCTTCCATTAATTAATAGTAAGATCAACAGCAATAATTTTATCTTGCTCATCCCAATTACATTTTCCAGAAGGAAAACTATTAAAAGCAATAGACCATCTTGGTTCATCTCCTTGATGTGGTTCTGTGTAATGTTTCATGTATGCAGGAAACAAAACTAATTGACCAGGATAAGCTTTAGGAGTCCAAGTGTCATTTGTAGTTTTATCAAAAACTTGAAGACCTCTAAGTTTTTGTTCTACAGGATCCATAAAGCATGTTCCAATACCATCATGAAGATGAAAAACACCAGAGATCAAAGACATGGTATGAAAATGTGCATGATGTTGAGCATGTTTAATTGACTTATTACCCCACATTAAAGTAGGTTCAAGTTTTTCACACTGCATTTCAAATCTTTTTCTGTAGTATTCAAGACAAATCTTTATCCATGCAGTAAGTTCAGCAAACTCTTGTCGTCTATGCAATTCTCTGTCAAGAGTCTGCACAGCTCTCACAATGACAGTTTGTGACATTTGAGATGGGATAGGATCTTTAAATTTTTCTGAGTTCTGTTTTTCTTCTAGATCATGTCTTTTATCAACTTCTTCTTGAAGAACGGGAATTAATACTTGCCAATCAACTTTATCTGACAAATCAAAGTTGAAAATGTATGAAGGAAAAATACCATCAATATGTGCTTCTAAATCCATTATTAAAGTTCACGAGTAGTTTTTACAATATTAAAAGAGATAACAATCTTCTCTCCTTCTTCTTCCTGCTTAATTGTTCCATGAATTAAATTACTTCTAAACATTAGAAGTCTAGCAGGAATACAAGGGTAATTGGTTGTAGACCAATTTAGTGGGTTGTTATATTTAGGTGGTTCAAAAGGAGGATTAATTTCATCATAGAACGTAATTGAATTTTCTTCTATTGTCTTTACATAATATGCTCCTGACATAATACAACCAGGATGTGAGTGTGGAAATAGAAAATCATCTTTGTTACTGATATTAGTCCACATGTTTCCAATAAAACATTCCGAGATATAGTCGTCACAATATCCTAGACGATCCATGTAGAAAGCAAAATTCTTCATGATTACAGAAGATAATTCTGAGAACACTTCTTCTTTCTGTAATAATCTATTAGTCAGGTGAGATGAATTAACCTGAAATGCTTTTGTTCTTTCTGTTTCTAACTCTTTACACTTCTTCTCTAGTTCTGGAAGCAAATCTAAACACACCTCATCTCTGATATATACTGTCTTTGGAAACCATGTCTCTATCCTAGGTGGTTGATTTGACATTATGTGTTATAATTATAAATACAATCAATATAGCATAACAAATTATTTGAGAAATGTCAACACCAGATATAGAAACTGCAGAATTACTAGCAAGAAAATCTGCACCAGTAGAAAGAGAAGTTGAATTCAGAAGAAAACTAGGTATTGTTTTTGGAGATCAAGTTATATCAGCATTGGCAATTGATATTGCACATGGTATAATTCCTGGTAAAGAAGGACTTTTTTGGAAAATTGCAGAACCTATTGTGGAAGAGTTTAAAGACGTAGTTGATGCTTTAAATCCTCTAGTCGTCAGAGTATATTCTGATAAAAAACCAGACGAGTCAACGAGAGCTCACTTGTTAACTTTAGAAGAAAAAGGTCCTACTCCACCAGATGGACGGGTATATAACGCTCCTAAATAACTACATAAATTATCCTATTTGATTACAATGGATCCTACACAATTAAAAAAGAATTTTGAAGAACAAATTGCCTCTACAGTAAAACAAATTACAGAATTAGAAGGAAATTTACAGAAAGCAAAAGAATATAGAATTAAACTAGAGGGTGGTTTAGAAACCCTAAACTTACTAGAAGAAAAACCAGAAGAAGCTGATGCACCAGCACCAGAAGCACCTGCTGAATAAATACCAGATCCCTTCTTCATAAATAGGTAAGAAGGGATTTTTGTGTATAATGGCATCTCCAAGTTCTAGAACTGAACTCATCACATATTGCAAGAGGCAACTTGGTGAACCCGTGTTGCAAGTTAATATTGATGACGAACAGGTTAACAACGTAATAGACGACACGTTTCAGTTCTTCCAAGAGAACTGTTACAATGGTATGGAGCGTGCATATTTGTATCATGAAATTACTGCTGATGACAAAACAAGGTTTGCAGCTACTGTTACTAAATCAGTTACTGATGGTGGAACCACTAACTGGTTAGAGGCAACAAATTATATTCCAATTCCTGATCATGTGGTTGGTATCACTAGAGTATTTGGTCTTGTCAGTAACTCAATCCGTTCTAATCTCTTTGGTGTTGAGTATCAGTTGTTCTTAAATGATCTATATGCATTCGGATCACTAGATATTCTTAACTACTATATGAATAAACAGTATCTAGAAACTCTAGATATGGTTCTAAACAATGGATCTTTCCAACAGTTTAGATTTACAGCACGTCAGGATCGTCTATACCTTGATATAGATAAAGACTTTTTAAAAGAAGGAACTAATGTTCTTATTGAATGTCATCGTCTTATTGATCCTACGGAAGCTACACAGATGAACAATGACGTTTTTGTGAAAAGATATGCCACAGCTCTTATGAAGAGACAGTGGGGTATGAACCTAATTAAGTATAACAATGTTCAGTTACCTGGCGGAGTTACACTTAATGGTAGAGAAATCTACACAGACGCACTTGCAGAAATTGAGACACTTGAGTCAGAAGTTCTTAGCAAGTACGCAATACCACCAATGGATATGATCGGATAAAATGCCTACCAGTCCCTATTTTCCAACTTATCATCAAGGTCACAGCGGTGAACAAGGTCTCGTACAAGATCTCGTGGATGAGCAAATCAAACTGTTTGGTTCTGATATATATTATTTGCCCAAAACAATCCTAGCGGATAGTACGTTAGACGAGGTTAGATATACTAAATTCCAAGATCAATTTCAAATTGAAATGATGTTAGTTAACGTCATGGGTTTTGGAGACAATGCAGAATTTATAAGTAAGTTTGGTTTACGTATTACAGACGAAATAATTTTTCGTGTTTCTACAAATAGATGGGATGAGGAAGTGGCAGAACATGGCATGGCTGCAAAACTTACAGTTCCTAGCAGACCTAACGAAGGGGATTTATTATACTATCCTCTTACAGAAGATTTGTATGAAATTAAATATGTCGGAAAGGAAGAACCATTCTTCCAGTTTGGTAAGATTCAATTTTATGCATTGACTGCAGAACTATACGAAGTTGGTTCAGACGATCTTGCTACAGGTATTGCAGAGATAGATGCTATAGAAGAGTTGTTTGATAGTGCTATTGCTTTGTCTATGGGAGTGGGTGGCACAGGAGACTTTACTACTGGTGAGACTGTTACTGGTGGTACTACTTCTACAACAGCAGAAGTCAAGTCATGGGATAGTTCTACAAGAATACTACAGGTAATCAATAGAACTGGAACATTTGCAGCAAACGAATCACTTACAGGTAATACAAGTAGTGCTGTATGGGTTGTATCAACCTTTGATACATTACAGGATACAAATAGTGAGTATGATGCAAATAGACAAATCGAAGATGCTGCTGACAATATAGTTGATTGGTCAGAAGGTAATCCATTCGGTGAGTTTGGTAATTTTACAGGTAGCATATAATGTTAGGCAATCATTTTTACAACCAGATAGTTCGTAAGAACATAATAGCATTTGGTACACTCTTCAATAATATTACTATGAAGAGCACAGATCCAAGCACTGGTGCTGTATTGGAGGAAATGAAAGTACCGTTAGCATACGGTCCTAAACAAAAATTTATTGTAAGACTAGAAGAAAACACTAGCAATAGAAAAGTAGCAATTACTTTACCAAGATTGTACTTTGAAATGACTAGCATTGACTACGATCCTACCCGTAAAACTTCCCCTATCCAGAAATATAAAACTATTATCAATGACAATGGTGGTGAAGTAAGAGTACAGTATGTTCCTGTACCATACAATCTATCATTTGAACTTGGCGTAATTGCTAAGTCACAAGACGACGCCCTGCAAATCACCGAGCAGATATTACCATACTTTCAACCATCATTCAGTGTTACTCTCAACATGATACCTGATATGAATGAGAAGAGAGATATTGCTGTTGTTCTAAACAATGTATCATATGAAGATACATGGGATGACAGTTTCTACGAACGTAGATATATTGTTTACACTCTCAACTTCCAGATGAAGACCTATCTATACGGTCCTTACAACACTGCTGATGTTATCAAGAAAGCAATTATACATGAGACTCTTGGTGATGCAGCAATAAATCGTAGAACTATTACTAGAACATATACACCAAAAGCAAAAACTGATATCAATACTGATGGTGTAATTGATGCAGCAGATGATGCACTGGTTGATGCTGGTGATGACTTTGGATTTAATGAAGGAATAGAATTCTTATGAACCTAGAAGATAACATGGAGGAACTTCTTAACATGGATGTAGAACATGTTGAGAAACCTAACTTGCCAAAGGTAAAATCAAAAGAAGATGATCAACAAAAAGATTATGAATATACTCGTGGTGAATTGTATTCTTTGATTGATCAAGGTCAAGAGGCAGTGAAGGGTGCAT